GACCGTGGTAACGACGTGCTTCCGAACGGCAACCTCCTCACCAACACCGCACAGTTCTTTGTGCTGCTGCTCGGTGAAGATGGAATGCCGCAGCGTTGTCTGGTGACCATGACGAGCACGCAGTTGAAGAAGGCTCGCAAGTGGGTCACGCAGATGCAGTCGCGTACCGCAATGGGTAAGAACGGAATGTTCGTCATGCCCATGATGTCGCAAGTATATCGTCTTCGCACTGTCGAAGAGCGTAACGACAAGGGCTCGTGGTTCGGCTGGGAAATCAGTCATGACCGCAGCCTCGACATGGCAACTGAGAAAGCGATCTTTGAGCTTGGTGTTGCGTTCTCGAAGTCCGTTCGCGCCGGTGAGGTGAAGGTTAAGGAAGACCAAGGTGCAGATCACCATGGTTCTTCGACCAGTGACGCGGACGTTCCGTTCTAATGCAAGGTCCGGGGGGCTGCTTCGGCGGTCCCCCTTTTTGAAAGGCGGAAGGGCATGGACCTTGCGGCAAGGTTTTTTGCGCTGCTTGCTGGCAGCAACATTGCGCATGGCACATTCAATGTGCAGAGCGACAGACAACGGGACGGGAAGAAGCAGGGCCAAGCCCGCATTCTTCGCGAACCTCCGACCGTGGAACATTGGGAAAAGCATCTGAAGGGAGAGACTGGTCTCGGCATCATCCCCATCAAGGCAAACAATCACTGCCATTGGGGTGCTGTGGACATCGACGTCTACAACCTCGACCACTCCGCGCTGATCAAACAAGTCGAGAAGCACAAGCTTCCGGCTATCGTGTGCCGTTCCAAATCTGGCGGTGCGCACATGTACTTCTTCTTTACGAAGGAGATCGCTGCGTCAGACCTGCAACCAAAGCTTGTCTCCATCGCCGCGTTACTTGGATACGCGGGATCAGAAGTGTTCCCGAAACAACAAGAGATCCTTGTTGATCGTGGTGACACAGGCAACTTCCTCAACATGCCGTACTTCGGTGGCACACGAACCACGCGCTACGGATACAACGACAAGGGAGAAAGCCTTGGACCAGAAGAGTTCCTCACCTTTGCAGAACATCGTCAAGTTGATCCTGACACCTTCCTCGATCATGAGACTGAGCACAAGAAAGCAGAAGAGATACTCCCGAAAGGACCGCCCTGTTTGCAACAGCTCGCTGCCCAAGGTTTCGGTGAAGGCGGTCGTAACAACTCACTCTTCAACCTCGGTGTCTACGCACGCATGGCAGCGCCTGACAAATGGGAAGACCGTGTACGTCATTACAATAAAACCCTGATGATACCGCCGCTGTCTGACAAGGAGGTCGATCTGATCCTCAGTCAGCTCCAGAAGAAAGAATACTTCTACAAGTGCGACGACCAGCCGATTGCAAGCTACTGCAACAAGGACGTGTGCCTCGGCCGCAAGTTCGGGATCGGTCCCGGACAGAAAGCCAATGACCTCGGCTCACTGACCAAGATCAACGGCGACCCGCCCATCTGGATCATGGACGTGGACGGCAAGCGCGTGGAGCTTGGCACCGACAGTCTCGTTTCGCAGAAGCAGTTCCAGAAGGACTGCCTCAACCAGATCAACATCTACCCCAAGACGATGAGCGAGAAGGCATGGGCTGCTCGTATGCAGACGCTGCTCTCTGCGCTGACCATCATCGAAGTGCCACCGGAAGCCACAACCAAGGGTGAGTTCGAGGAACTCTTTATCTCGTTCTGTTGCGACCGTGCGCGTGGCGTCGAGCGTGAAGAGATCCTGCAAGGCATTGCCGTGTGGGTGGAGGATCACGTCTTCTTTCAGCTCCGTGATTTGCAGAAGCATCTCAAGGCCAACAACTTCACCCGCTACAGCAACGTGCAACTCGGCTTGCGGCTCAAGGAGATGAAGGCCGAGAAGGTAGACTGGCGGGTCAAAGGAAAGACCATCCACATGTGGGCGATGCCTCAGACATTCTTTGCTGGGTCTGAGGATATCCGTATCGAGCTGCCGCCAATGGATGTACCGGACGTTCTATGATGCACATCATCCTTGGACCACCCGGCACTGGCAAAACCACCAAGCTCCTGACGATGGTCGAGGAGGCGCTGAACCGTGGGATTTCTCCAGAAAGAATTGGATACTTTTCTTTCACGAGAAGAGCCGCAGAAGAAGCCATCCAACGCGCGACCCGGCGGTTCGGCCTGACCTACAAGGATCTGCCGTACTTCCGGACTCTGCACAGCCTCGCGATGCATCGAGCCGGGATCGACAAGAAGCGCGTGATGGGCTGGGCGCATTACGAAGACTGCGCGAAGTGGCTGAAGGTGACTCCGTTCAAGGAGGTTCGCCCGGCGGATGAGGGTCCGTATCAAGAGTACGGGATGGGCGACCGCTTCCTCGAAGTGATCAACATGTCCCGCATCTGCCTGCTTCCGCTGCGCCAAGTCTACAACCATTCGACCGTCCCCCAGACGACCGACTTCTCCAAGGTCGAGTATGTGGACCGTGGGCTGCGCGCGTACAAGAAAGCGCATGACCTGTACGACTTCACCGACATGCTGGAAATCTTCCTGCAACAGAAGCTGTCCCCGCAGTTCGACATCGTCTTCATCGACGAGGTGCAAGACCTGTCGCCTATCCAGTGGCAGATGGTCCACCAGATCGCCGAGCGCAGCAAGCAGGTCGTGATCGCAGGTGATGACGACCAAGCTATCTACCGTTGGGCAGGGGCTGATGTCGAATACTTCATCCGCCTGCAAGGCACGACGGAGGTTCTGGGGCAGAGCTATCGCATCCCAGCATCGCACCACGCCATGAGCCAGCGCCTGATCTCCAGCGTCCACCACCGCAGGCGCAAGGAGTTTCTTCCGCGGCCTGAGGATGGCAGCATCATCTGGCACAGGCACAGCGAGGAAGTCGATCTCGAACGGGACGACTGGCTGTTGCTGGCCCGCACACGCAAGCTTGCTATGCAGTTGGAAGACGAGGTGCGTCAGCGTGGGATGCTCTACACCTTCAGTCTGTCGAAGGACATCGACCACCGCACACTCGAAGCCATCCAGATGTGGGAGGCGCTGCGCCGAGGCGAAGGCCTGACGGCAAAGGATGTGCGCGCAGTCTACCGGCAGATGCTGCTGAACAAGCAAGTGCAGCGGGGCCACAAGACGCTGCCTGATGTGCCAGAAGATTGTGTGCTGACCATCGGTGATCTGACCACCAACCATGGACTGCTGACAACTGCGCCGTGGGATGATGCTTTGGGTGCCATTCCAGACAACGAAGTGGTATACTTCAAAGCGTGCCTTAGAAGGGGCGAGGACTTCACAAAGAAGCCGAGGATCAGGATCTCAACCATCCACTCGGCCAAGGGTGCGGAGGCAACAAACGTCTTGCTTGTCACCGACTACCCGCAGAAGGTAACGGGAAGCGTGAGGGATGTTCACGAGGCTGACGACGAGAAGCGCGTCTTCTATGTCGGTCTCACAAGGGCAAAGAAAGAGTTGCACTTGATCCATCCAATGGTGTCGAAGGGGTTCCCGCTGACATGAACATAGACGCTGAAGTCTACGCCGTCTGTGCCTGTGGCAAGGACGAGATGATTACAACCTTACGGAAGGTCAAGAACTCTTGGCCGTTCTGTTCCTGCAAGCAGTCGATGAAGGTGACCAATGACATTCCAGTATCAGCACGAGACCGAGTGGGTGATGCCGGAGGTCTACCCGGATTTGTCCGGCGCAAGGTTAGTCGCAATCGACTTGGAAACCTATGACCCCGATCTGAAAGAGACGGGCGCTGGATGGGCAACCAAGAAAGGGCACGTCATTGGCATTGCGGTGGCCGTGGAGGGCTCTTCTTGGTACTTCCCTATCCGACATGCCAACGGCGGAAACCTCGACCCACGGATGACGCTAGGCTGGCTGCGCGAGGTCTGCGCAATGGAGGACTGCACCTTCGTCTTCCACAACGCTATGTACGACATCGGCTGGCTGAAGCACGAGGGCGTCGAGATCAAGGGCAGGATCGCCGATACGATGGTGGCTGCCCCGCTGCTGGACGAGAACCGCTTCAGCTATTCTCTGAACAACCTCGGCTTCGACTATCTCAAAGAGCGCAAGGACGAACGCTCGCTGCGCGAAGCGGCCAAGGAGATGGGCCTCGACCCCAAGAGCGAGATGTGGAAACTGCCTGCCCATTTCGTCGGGCGCTACGCGGAACAAGATGCCGCCCTGACCCTGCGCTTGTGGCAACAGTTGAGCAGCCTGATCGTGGCCGAGGAGATGTCCTCGATCTTCGATCTGGAGATGCGCGTCCTGAAGGTCTGCCTCGCCATGCGCGAGCGCGGGGTGCGGGTCGATCTGGAAAAGGCCGACCGGGTGAAGGGCCGACTCCAGAAGGAGGAGGAAGAGATCCTCCGCAAGGTCCAGAAGGAGACAGGCATCGAGGTGAATGTCTGGGCGGCTGCCTCCGTTGCAAAGGTCTTCGACGCTCTCAGCCTGACCTACCCACGCACGGCAAAATCTGACGCCCCCTCCTTCACCAAGAACTTCCTTGCCACGCACGAGCACCCAGTGGCCAAGGCCATCGTCCGCGCCCGCGAACTGAACAAGGCCCGCACGACATTCATCGACAGCATCACTAAGCACACGGTGAATGGCAGGATCCACGCCGAAATCCACCAGCTCCGATCCGACGACGGGGGCACGGTGACCGGGCGCTTCTCGTATTCCTCGCCCAACCTTCAGCAAATCCCGGCGCGCGACAACGAGATCAGCCCTCTGATTCGCGGCCTCTTCCTGCCGGAGGAAGGGGAACTGTGGGGGAGCTTCGACTACTCCTCCCAAGAACCTCGGATCGTGGTCCACTATTCTTCAATCCTGAAGATGCGAGGGGCCGATCAATTCGTCGAGGCATATAACGCTGACCCTCGGTCGGACTTCCACCAGCTCGCTGCCGACATCGTGGGTGTCCCACGCAAGCAAGCAAAGACCATCAACCTTGGCCTGTTCTACGGCATGGGCGTAAACAAGCTGGGCGAGCAGCTCGGCCTCGACTTCGAGAGCGCGAAGGAATTGTTCGCCGTCTATCATGACAAGGTTCCTTTCGTGAAGGAGCTGACGTCCCGCGTCTCCTCGACAGCCGACAGCCGGGGCGTGATCCGTACTCTGCTTGGCCGCCGCTGCCGCTTCGACAAGTGGGAGCCACGATCCTTCGGGGCACACAAGGCCTACTCCTTTGAGGAGGCCCGGCAAGTCTATGGCGAGACCACCTTGCTGAAGCGGGCGTTCACCTACAAGGCCCTCAACCGTTTGATTCAAGGCTCGGCTGCGGACCAGACCAAGAAGGCTATGGTGGACCTCTACGACGCTGGCATCCTGCCCATGATCCAGATCCACGACGAACTGGCGCTGTCTGTGTCGAGCCGCGAACAGGCCGACAAGATCATGGACGTGATGCAGAACTGCGTCACCCTCGAAGTCCCCTCGGTTGTCGATGCCGAACTCGGCCCGTCATGGGGCGAGGCTACGAAGGGTCTGGACGAGGCATTCCCAAGCGATCCCGAATGAGGGACTTGTCCACGGCCTTCAGGTAATAGCCCTCACCGTACTGTGAGAAGATCACGACCCCGTGCTTCTCCATCTGAGCGCGCAAACGATAGGCGATCATCCGATCAGCATTGTGATACGGACGGTCGCCGTGGAAGGTCGAGATCAGTTTGGACAGGTCGTCCTTCCGCACCCGCTCCCTGTGCAAAAGGAGCTGGAGGAAAGCAGCCAGTTGGGTCGGCAAACCGAAAACCCTTTTGATCTCAAGGAGTTGTTCGCTCTCAGTCATGGTGACATTATTGACAATTCAAACTCAATTGTCAATTATTATTGACCAGATCTCGGATCTCATCTTCAAGATCGTCCACCACCTTTTCCAGATCCTTGAACTTATCTTCGAGTTCGACCAGCTCGTTCCGACTCTCGTGGATCTCGGACATCAAATCCTCGATGACCTGAAGGGAACGGTACAGAAGGGCGTCCGGGTGGAGGCGGTACCGCTTCTCCATGTAGGGTGGCTTCTTGTCTTGTAGCGCCTGTTGGATGTCGGCGACGAGGCTATCGACTTCATGCATAGTGAACTCTCCTCTTGACGCATTCGGTGGCGGTCTCGACCAAGCGTGGATCATCCATAAGCAGTTTGGACAGGGCCTCGAAGTCGGGGCCTTCGGTCCACCGACCACGGTACTTGAAGCCATCCTGTGTAAGGATCCCATGGAACTCCTTGGGGAACCATTCCAGAGTGGCTGAGAAGTAGAAGACGTAGACCACCCCAAAGAACTCAAGGTTCTCCCCCTTCAGTTCCAGCTCTCCCAGATCCAATGACGGTGCCTGCGTGGTCACTTCTTCTTCTCCATCTTCACATAGATCAGGGCGTAATGCTCCGCGCAGTACGGCCTTGATGGTTTCACGACGGGTTCGCCACAAAAGATAGCAAACCCCTTCTTCGTCCTACGGTCCGTGACCCATCGACAGTCCATCAGACCAGCGGTAAGGACGGTGCAATTTCCAACTCGCTTTGGTACGGACGCCTCACGCTGCTCTAGGTGGGACATGTCTTGCTCCGCGTTAATAGTGGGGTCGCCTTATTAACGGAAACCCCACTATCCTTTAATTAGCCGCCAACATAGCGGCGCTGTGACGGGATCGCCATGGCCATGCGGATATACTTCTGCTTGTACTCCTCATGGCGCTTGGCAAGCCTCTGGTTCCAGCCCACCCAACCTGCAACGTGGCAGGCCGCGAGAGCCTTGAAGGTCGTTGCTCCGACCGAGATGCACTTCTCAACGTGGCGCAAGCCTGCTTCGATCTGTGCTTCGCATGAGCGATGCAGATCTTTGGCCGACACGCCGAGTGCTTCTGCGCTCGACGGCATCACCTGAAGCGGGCCGACGGCTCGACCAACGCGCGTCTGCGGACCCTTGATGTGGCAGGTGAAGTTTGACTCCAACTTTGCCAAACGAAGCACGTCATCGACATACTTCTCACCAAGCTTCTTGCGCGTTGCAGATGCGAGTGCATCGACGACCGCTTGCTTGTTATTCGGAATGCTCCCAACTTTCTTTGCAGTGTCATTCCAAATGCTATTGCGTTCAGCCATAGCGACGTAGGTCTTGTCAGTCATGAAGAAGTGGCCTGTCCACTCTTCATTGTGAGCCATCGCTGGACTTGACAGAAACAGTAGTGCTGTTGCCGTCAAAGCTGACCTGATATTTGTCATTCGTATTCTCCTGCTTTATGGGAGCAAACCGCTTTGCCATAGCGGCAATGTCGTCCTCTACAGTGGGTTGAGCGCCTGCTGGCGCGATGAACGCTTCCTTGGCGAACTGGCCAGAGAAGGTCGCGTAGTTTATGCCATCAACATAGTTGTCGTCCAGCAGCGGGTTCACACGGCGACGTGCCATCTTTACGGATTCAAGAATGCTCGTAACCTCATATTTTGTAATGGGTTTTCCGATTAGCAAGGTCGCAATCTGTGCCGCTGTTTCAAACATGAAATCAACGTCACCATATGCTTGACCGCGTGTATTGACTGTTTCAGCGGCAGCCATCAGAATTTGATCGTGTCTCATTTGCTTTGCTCCTTCTCTTTCTTCAGAAGTTCTTCATACTTTGCTACACCATACATGATGGTGGAATGATCTTTACCAAGGCGCTTACCCACCGCTGAGTAGGACATGTTACGTTCCACCTTCAGCCTGTAGTAAACTTCCTGCCTTGCTTTGACTATTTTGTTTGTCCTCCCTTCTCCGAGAACATCCTTGTAGGATACCTTGTGCTTCTTGCACACGTCAAGGATGACCTGTTTCCAAGGTGGAACGTAGCTTTCCAACTTAGCTGTCAAGAAATCCTTGATCAGAGGTTTCGAGCGCACGACGCTATAATCGTCGATGTGATCGTTGAACACCGCGCGCTTGTTTGTCTTGGCCACGAAGATCGCTTCAAACTTTGGGAAGTCCTCGTCCTCTTCGAGATATGCGCCCTCCTCGTCAGCGTAGCTAAACTCCGAGAACATATCGGGGTTGATCGACAGCTCGTGAAACACCGTCCACGGCACACGGACCCATGCATGTGCAGGGTCTGAGTAGAAGTCGAAGATATGCGGAACGCGGTTAGCGTTTGCTGCTTGCGCCATGTCCATCTTATTCCCCCGAAAGCCAAAGACGGATTTCATCGCTGCCCTCATCGGTGTGCTGAATGCACTTCCAGTTCGCTGGGATCTTGCCCATGCGCTTGTAGCGGTCGAAGCTCCCGCGCGCAGCGGCTGCGGCGGTCCGACCTTGGACCGTGAAGCTATCGCCCGGCTTCATTGTCAGCCACGGATACAGTGGCAGATGTCGAGGCCGAACCTTCGGCATCGGCACATTGCTTTGTACGCTTGGTGTATCACTCATTGCAGTGTCTCCTTATTCGTCTCAAACTTACGCCAATTCTCAACGGGCTGTAGGCCAAGTGGCTTTGCTTGTTTTTCTTTGTAGGTCAGCAAGATGTCCCCTGCTATACACACACGTCGTTCGTTAAACGCCGCTATTGTCTTAACACCTGTGTCCGGGCCGGGTTGGGATGGAATGGTTCCGTGATACATGTTCGATGAGAACACCATCAACTGCCCTTCGCGCACGTCGAATATCCAAGTGTACGAATTGATGTGGTCCCACTCTGTTGGGTTGTTCCACCTAGCCATTCCGGCATATGGCTCGTGCTTGTTTTCATGGTTCTGAAACAAGATTGGTGTGTTGGCTTCCTCCGGGACATTGATGTAGTACGAAAACGAGATGTGCGCATCCTTGTGTCCGTGCACCTGCGTCTCACGGTTTTTCGTGACGTTCATCCATGACTTTACGACGTGGTAATCAAACAGGTTGGGGTCGATGTTGTAATTCGACACAAACTTTTTTGCCTCTTTGACTGCAAATTCATACAAGGGTCGAAGCACCGTTTCATGGTGCATTGTTACATGCCCCGTCATCTCGTCTGAAAACCCATCCCCATTGAAGTAAGACAAGGCCACTTTCTTAAAAGCCTTCTTAAGGTTTGCTTGCCCTTCAAAGTGACTTTCCATTATGTAACTTGGAAAGATCAGGTGGTGTTTTGTTTCGTCCGTCATCTGCTCATCACCTTCTTTGCTAGTGCGGGATAGTTTGCAGGGTGTACGCGGTCGTTTGATTTGAAGTCGGACAGCTCGACGACACCATCGCCATAGAGCCATGCAACACGGCGCACGGCCTCGGCTGCTTGTCTGTGGTAGGGCACGATCCACACCACACGATCTGCTTTGACCTTCGTGCGGATGTAGCGCATGTCCACATACAGATTCGGATCGGTCGGCATGTTGCTGCCGAGCGAGATGATAGCAAGGCCTGTCTTGGTGTCTTTGACAATGGCCGCTTGCTGGAATGCGGTGCGCCCAACGGCCGCGAGATCACGGCACTTGGTTGCTTGCGCGAGACCAACAGCGATGCTGTCGCCAATGCTTACGCAGTCCATCTTGCTTTCTCCTTCGCCTGCCGAACTTGGCCCATGATCCACTTTGCGTTGTTCTTCATCGAGCGGTGATCGGATGCAGAAACGGGGACCGTGAACCAGATTGTTTGTCCTTCGAACTCTGCGGTGACCACCCAGTGTGTGCTTCGACGGATCGTTAAGACTGCGCCACCCAATGAGGTGACGTAGTCGCGCACTTCCTTCTCATTGCGCATGGCGTTAGTCCCAATCTTGCTCGGTTGGCGGTTGCGGGTTGATGTGTTCGACAGGCACCTCGGTCCACTGACCATGGCGCTTGATCAAGATGCGATAGCTGGTCATCGCCCATGTTTTTTCAGCACTGCCGTCGGGGTTGAACGTCGTTACCCATCCGTATTTCTGTTCGACTTTTATGTCTTCAATCATCTTTTTTCTCCCCTAGTGCCGCGCGATCAAATGCTGTCTCTGCCTGTTTAGATGCAATCAAGTTTTCTTTTGATCGATCTTTGAAATAAGTTTTTTGCTTTTCGCGCATATCAACGCCAAGCCGCAGCGCCTTCTCCAGCGCCTCAATGCGGTCGGCGGCTTGTTCCGCTGTGCGTCCCGGTTCACGCCACCAGTCTTTGACTTCACGCAGCCGCTTCACAAGATCATCAGTCACAGCCCTTCTCCCTCTTCGCAATCAATCTCAACCTTCACGCAGGCAATGCGACGAGTTTCAACCCCCATTACGTTACGAAGGGTTTCACAAGCATCAGCAACGTATTTGTCCTCATATGGGCGAATGTCATTTTCTGGATATACATTCATCCAAAAGGTGCGGCGGATGCGTGGCTTCACTTCAATGAGGTCAGCACAATGCTCTTCTTTTGCGATAACAAGACCATCCGCTTGCCACGTTGTGCAACGCCATCCATCATTCATTTTTATTGAGCCATGAACCGCATGGTTGCCAGCACCATCAGTCGCATAGATACGCACTTCACGGCCATCGCGGGTGCGGTATTGTTTGTCTTTGCTGATCATCACTTCTTCTCCTTCGGAGCATACGGGCGCATGACCGGGATCTTTGGGTCGTAGTCCTTGGCCTCAGGGCCACACCACGCATCAACCGCGCGCATGTCGCGACAGAGGGGGAAGGTCCGTTCTCCAGTGACCAAGTCCCAACCAGTCAGCTCTGAGTGTGTGCAGCGATGGCCCGCAGGGATCGAGGGCGACGCTCCAGAGTTGTGATAGTGGTGACGACAGTTCACGCAGAACTTTCTCTCTTCAATCTTTCCACCTTCAGTCATGGTTCCATCTCCAATACCTGTTTGATCATGCAAGCCATCTGCATGTGGAAGTTCGGTTCGTCCTCTTCCGGTCCCATGATGAGATCGGCGTTGTCCTCGAAATATTCGAGCACTTCGAGAAGCGCCCATTCCATCTCCCGAAGGTGGCGGACCAGACGCTCGTCTGCCGGGCCGAACATGACGCTCGTTCCATCGACCTTGGACAGTCGCAATTCGCCACGCGCGAGCTTGCGCAGGGCTGTCTCAGCGACCTTGACGCGGCGCTCCAAAGCTTCGATGTAGTCGGCGGCTTCATCGACGATAGGGTCGTCGCCACAGGCCACCCCTTCGCGCAGGCGCTTCACGATGTTGGTCATCGAATGCTCTCCACGATGGCCATGTACACGGCGTCTTCAGGGATCTTCCGGGCGAGCTGTTTCAAAAGCTCATGGAGTTCGGCGTCGTCGCCGACATACAGCTCCTCGCCCTCGTTTGAGGTGAGGGTGACTTCGAGGTCGGAGTAATCGACAATCTCAGGGCCTCCGGGATCGCCCACAGATGGGTCAGGATCGAGTTCGTCGAACTCGACGCAGAAAGACCCGTCAGCCATCAGAGTTTGGCCCTTGTAGGTCACGGGAACCTCTTCGAAGTGGAAGGTGCAGTAGCTCATCTGGGTGTCCTCAGTAGTGGTGGCGCGAGGCCGGGTCGCAGGGGTCTTCCAACCAGTCGTAGTCGTCCTCCGGGTCTTCCTCGACCTCGGTGACGTCGGCCACGACATAGTCCTCCGTGGAACAGTGGTCCCACTGGGCCGTGTCGATATCCAAGCCCTCCGTGACGGCCATGTCGATGGCGGCATCTTTTGTCAGGGCGTAAATTTCGACCTCAGTTTGCAGTCTGACAAACTTTTCAAGGGTGATGCGGTAGGCGTTCATTGGTCGGGCCCTTTCTCGGCACGGATGATTTGGTCAAGGCGGAGGAGCATGTTGCGAGCCTCGGTGGCGCTCTGCGGCCACCAAGGGGCGTCGTGGTTCTTGGGGTCGTACAGGCCGTAGCGTTCCACGTCGGCCGTCACGGCGTCCAAGGCGTCGATCAGGGTGGTGATCATCCTGTCGAGATCGTCCCACATGTTGGCGTCCTCAGCCATTATCATCCTCCATCTCGGAAAGGTCCGCGGCCACCCCCTCCACGGTCCCCTGCATGTTTCGGCACTGGTCCCCGAGCAAAAGGCACAAGGCGCGTGTGGATATCTCGCGGTCTTGCAGAAGGCCCAGAAGCTCTTCCTGCTCCATGGCCTCCACCTTTTCAGAGAAGGGTTCACAATGATCGGGGTGGTCATGCAGCAAGACGGAGATGTGGAACAGCATCTCGCCTATCTCCCTCAAGTTGTTTGAGGCGATTCGGAGGGGGGAGTTCAAAGAAGGCTGCTTGGTCATGGCGTCCATCCGTTCTCGTTGGCCACCGGGCCGATGTAGTTGCCGCGGGCGTCGAACTTGATCAGGTTCGGATACGACCGCAGGACGATGGTCAAAACGTCGTCGTCCTCGATCTCGTTGAACAGGCGACACGCGCCCAAGAAGTCGTCCTTCTCGAACAGGTCGTCGAGCTGGCAGAGGATCGCATAGGCGGACTGAGACTGAGGGGTCGGGTGCAAAGCTTTGATCGGCATGGTCAACGTCCTTTCTGTGACGAGGGGAGCAACATGGCATGGGGTGCAAATGATGTCAATACGAGAAACGCGGACCATGGACCTTTGCTATAGAGCAGAGAGAAAATCACAGGGTTGATCACAAGGTTAAATGCCCATTTACCAGTGGTGTCACAGGGTTCACAGGGTTGTTCTAAAATTGATCTTTTCCGGCCGCGCGCGCGGTAGGTTGGTAAGTATGTTAGTATATAATATGTTGATATAATGCATAGTTTTAACAACTATCGGCGGACCTGAAACAGGGTCTGTCACAGGGTTTCAAACAACCCTGTGATCCTTGTGACACCACTGGTACACAAGGGTTTAACCCTGTGATCAACCCTGTGACATTTTGCTTCCCTTATAGTAAAACCATGTGACGGACAGGAGGACTGCCGCATGGCGCGAGCCAAACAAACGCACAAGCCCAAGCTTGATATCTTGGTGAACCCCAAAACGAAGGGCCTCACGGAGAAGCAGGAAAAGTTCTGCCGGATCTATGCCACCGAGGACGTCACCCGAACGGAGGCGGCCAAGCTTGCTGGGTTCGGAGAGAAGACCGCTTCGTGGGCCGCATCCCGTTTCTTGAACGGCCGAGACTACCCACACATCGTTGCCCGCATAGCCGAGATCAAGGAAGAGCTGGCCAAGAAGTACGAGGTGACCTTTGATGGTCACATCAGGCAGCTTGCCCGCATCCGTGACATGGCTCTGGAGAAGGGCAACTACACCGCAGCGCACGCGGCCGAGAAGAGCCGAGGTCAGGCGGCCGGGTTGTACATCAGCCGCAGCGAGATCTTGGTCGGCAAGATCGACCAGATGGACCGAGAAGAAGTATTGGCCGAGATCGCCAAGCTTCAGGCCCAGTTCCCGATCTTGATCGAACAGACCGCCCCGACGCTCGACATGATCGCAAGTAGCCGAGACCCGGATGACCTGCCAGATTTTGTCACCCCTGAAGAGCGGGCGCGTCTCGAAGCGGAGATCGACGAGTGAATACAGAAACTGCGCTTTGGAAACACCTCAAGAAGGAAACGGGCAGAGACGTCCACTGGACCCGCATCGAGGCGCGGGTGGGGGCAGGTATCCCCGACATCAACGGAGCCTATCTGTGGCCCGTTTCTGGCCGTCCTAGGGGCATTGAAATCTGGTGCGAGCTGAAGGTGTGCAAGACCAAGGCCTACAAAACGGCCGGGCTATGGCGGCCAGCTCAAATTGCTTGGCAAACCGCGCGTTCTCAGAAAATGGGAAATGTGTGGAACTTGGTCAGCCACCCTCAGGCAGAGGTCGTTAAAATATATGGGGGCGACAAGATTCTCAATCTTTGGGAAGATGGAACGGGGGCCACGGAGCCTGATATGGTAATCAGATACCGCAATCCCTACGATTCGTGGTCCATGTTCCTTGAACTGGCGGCCTCGCGGGCCTTAGATGCAATAGAACCTCGCGGGCCTTAGATCGCGCGGGCCTTAGATGCAAAGGATCGCGGCTGGTCCGCACAAGAAAAACCCCCGGTCTTTCGACCAGGGGTTGTCGCGCGGGCCTTAGATGCAACTATACGTTGTCCCCTTTCACCTCACCCAGCCTGATTGATAGGCGCGTTTCATTTCATAGACGGCCATCGGGTTAACCCGGTGGCCAAGCTTTAGCGGGCCTTGGAATATGAGCCCCAGCAATCGGCCGCGCTCATAATCCCACCGCGTGTTGGTCTGGCCGTGCCCCTGATAGCAGTCGTAATCCATCGGGATCCCGGCGCGGGCCTCGCGGAAACCGCGCACGAAAGCTGCGGAGCGCATAACGCCCCGCAAGCCCGTGTTTTTGGTGCTGACTTGCTTTGTCATGTCACGCCTCCTCGATGGTCACGCGCCATGCGTTCCTGTATTCGGATCGGTCCCGTATTTGCGACGCGCCATCGAGGACGTTGGCTGCCCTTGTCGACTCAAGGTAGGTGATCGGCCAAGAGTCGCGAAACGTCCACACGGTGACCCGGAAGAGAAATGTTTTCATGTCACGCCCCCACGAAACGCTTGGCCGTCGGGCCGTGTGAATTGATCACGATCCCGGCGCGGGCCTTGGCCGACGTCCCGCCGCACGCGCGACAATCCTCGCACGTCGTGCGCTGCCCAGCTTCCTTTGACGCCGGGCAAGTAACTTCGCCGGTCAGCTTTGCGGCCGCGGCCGTCTTGACTCGGAACGTGCGCCATCCGAGCGCGCGGGCCGCGTCGGCTTCCGCCGGGCTGTCGACGCTGGCCATGCAGAGCAAACGAAACGCGGCGAAGCGGGCCTGCTTCCATTGGTGCGAATAGCCGTTAACCGCGGCCGTCTTGAGAGTCGCCGCGCGCCAGATCTGGAACGGCGCGGCCGTCGGATCCCCATATGTGCCAGCGCGGAATGCGAGCCCGGCAAACAGGTCCGGGATTAGTTTCAAATCATAGTCGACGCCGGGCCTTGCATAGCGGCCGCGTTGGAACGCGCCGAACACGGAAACAACGGACCGGCCGACTTGCACATAACAGGATCCGTCATTGGCCGGACGGTGAATGCAGTCGCCGCAAACGGCCGAGTCTGCCCCACTGCGAAGCGCGGTCATGGGGTCCACGTCGGCGCGGATGATAAAGGTCTGAACCATTGCGCCGGTCTTGGCATTGCTGCTGGCAGTCGTGATCCTGTTTGCGATCACGACAATTGGGGATCCGTCTAGGATAGACGGGCCCTCGTACAGGATAACGCCGGAAAACTTGTTTCGGCGGAGCGCGTTTCGCATCTCGCGAGCGGTTTTGATCATAGTCCTGCCCTTTCTTGGCAATTGAACGGATCGAAACTAACATGAATCGTCAAGCCTGGCAAGATGAAAGTATAGCGTCGACGCGGTTTTTTGCGCGGGCCTTTGATGCAATTTAACCGCGGGCCTGCGGCCGCGCGGTCCTTTGATGCAATATAATCCCGGCCGGCCGGCGCGGGCCTGCGGGGGCGCGGGCCTTAGATGCAATAGAACACGACCGGCAAAGGAAAAGCCCCCGGACCGAGATCCGGGGGCTGCGTCGTAAGGGGCCGCGTCGCTGTAGGCCCGTCATGTTATGAGGCCTTGCAGAGGGCCTTTAGTTCGGCCTTCACTCGGCGCGCCGTTTCGCCGCGCCACGTCGTGGCATTGGACAGGAAATAAAGCACAATGCTTTTCCCGCTGTCGTGAATGTAGTTATCGTCCACGCTGTCGAGCGTGGACATGGCTTGTAAGTAGGGCACGGCACCGAAATAGGGTTTTTTCCAGTCCCGCGAGATCTCGGCCGCGATAGTGTACAAGGGGCGATTCATGCTCGGTTCCTTTCTAGTTAACATAGTCAATATAGGATAGAACCGTGGCCCAGTCAAGGGCCACGGTCCAAGTTTCTTAGGCTGCGGCGCGCTTTCTCGCGACCACCCGCACCGTCATGATCTCGGTTGTCCGAGTGCACGCGCGAGCTTGTTCGGCCGTCAAGATTGCGCGGACCGCCTCGGTGTCGAGCGTCGCGCGCTCGGTCCAAGTCACGGTGGCCCTGAATAAGTCGCCGTCAATCTCGGAATAGCCCGACTCGGTCAAAGCTTTCTTCAGGGCCTTTTCTTGATCCGTCAGGGCCGCAATCTGCGCCTTAAGCGCGCCTAATTGGTCCACAATCGCTGCATAATCCATTGGTCTAGTCCTTTCTGGTCTCGTCAGCACCCGCCTCACGGGTGGACCGGGCCGGAGCCCGGTTTCGACCTGTTACCACGCCCCGTCGCGCACTTTGCGCTGCAAGGGCCGCAGGACATAGGAATGTTTCGCCACGTCCGGGTTATTGAACCGTAAGTCTCGCATATACTTGTCGGCCAACACGCGGGTTTCGAATCGCACTAGGGCGCGCGTGTTGTGGGGCGGATCAATAACCACGGTCCATTGCGTGTTGTGGAACAAGGGTTCATTTATTTGTTGCTGATGCCACGTTGCCATTGGTCTAGTCCTTTCTGGTGGGCGCCCGGCCTTTCGACCGGGCGCGTTTGATTACAGGGTTGCGGTGCCGGTCATGTTGATTTCGATCTCACGGCCGGACAGGGCGCTGTCGATTGCGTCCTCTAGGGCGCCGTCGATCAGGTCCCGCACCTTGTCCTCTAGGTCGCTGTCGAGCACGCTGCGCTCCTCTAGTTCGCGCACCCGCTCCTCGACCCGGTCAAAGCGCGCGTCAGGCAGACCCGTTGCTGTCAGGTCTTCTAAGACTGACTTGTGATGGACCTGCGTGTTTTCTAAGTAGCGGATCCGCGCGTCCATGGATTCGATCAGAACCTTTGTCGCCTTCAATTCGTTTTCCAGAGTCGAGATTACATCGACCAGTCCCGCGAACCCGACGACTGCTTTGCTGAATGCTTCACTCATTTTATGTTCCTTTCTTGAACCCGGTCTCATTGTGAAACCGTGTTTGCACAATAGCATTGACCGACAATATAGTCAAGAAGAAAAGATATCACGAAAGCGTGATGCTGCACTGCAACATGACGGCCGCGGGTCCCTTGGGGCCGAACGGATCTGAGGCGCGCGGGCCGCGAAACCCCGACCCCCCTGCGCGGGGCGCGGTCTACGCGGACCCCCGTAAAACCCGATTTTCCCCGGACAGTGAGCAACATAAAATTGTCCTGACCCCCCAATTTGACAATTGACGTCAAGGTACCGGGCACCCCATACATAGTAAAAATGCCCTTAGGATCCACGGACCACGGACCATGTTACAAAATCTCTGCTACACTCCCCTCCCGCCCTTGGTCCGTGGCGGCCTATAAGTCGCCTCCCCTCGGCGGGTAATGCTCACCTCCCTTGCGTTGCTAACGGACCACGGACCATGAACCTCACTCCGAAGATGGATGAAGAAAGCCTGAAAAAGCTTGCAAAGCTGTATCAGCGTCTTGGTCAGTTGGAGCAGTCACAGCAGGCCCGCGAGCACTTCCTTCCCTTTGTTAACGCCGTGTGGCCGGGGTTTATTGCAGGAAGGCATCACCGGATCGTGGCTGAGAAGCTGGAAGCCGTGGCCAATGGGACATTGAAGAGACTGATCATCAACATGCCGCCGAGGCATACGAAGTCAGAGTTTGCTTCTTATTTGTTCCCGGCGTGGTTCATTGGCCGCCGTCCGGATCTCAAGATCATGCAGGCGACGCATACGGCGGATTTGTCTATCCGTTTTGGTCGCAAGGTGCGAAACTTGATGGACGGGGAGGACTATAAAAAGGTCTTTCCTGATGTGAAGCTTAGGGCCGACTCGAAGGCGGCCTATCGGTGGGAGACTGACGATGGTGGCGAATATTATGCAGCGGGTGTCGGCGGCTCTATCGCGGGTCGCGGCGCGGATCTCTTCATTGTGGACGACCCACATTCGGAACAGGATGCGCTGAGTCCGACTGCTTTGGAGAATGCGTGGGAGTGGTACATGGCCGGTCCCCGCCAACGTCTGCAACCGGGTGGGGCTATTGTTGTGGTCATGACCCGGTGGGGCGAGGCCGATTTGACGGCGCGTTTGATCAAGCAGCAGGCGAGGGATCCGAAGGCGGACAAGTGGGAGGTGGTCGAGTTTCCGGCCATTCTGGACAGTGGGGAGCCGCTGTGGCCGGAATACTGGAAGCTCGACGAGTTGGAGAAGATCAAGGCGTCGATTAGCAATTCGAAGTGGCAGGCGCAGTATATGCAGCGGCCGACTTCTGATGCGGCGTCGATTATTAAGAGGGACTGGTGGCAGGTCTGGGACAAGGACGACGTGCCGCGGTTGCAGTATGTCATCCAGAGTTACGATACGGCGTTTCTGAAATCACGGACCGCGGACTATTCGGCCATCCAAACGTGGGGGGTTTTCTTCCCAACGGAGGACTCGCCCCCGAACTGTATCTTGCTCGACGCCAAGAAGGGGCGGTGGGAGTTTCCGGATCTGAAGCGGATCGCTTTGGAGGAGTATAAGTACTGGGAGCCGGAGACGGTGCTGATCGAAGCGAAGGCGTCAGGTATGCCACTGACGCAGGAACTGCGGCACATGGGTATCCCTGTTGTAAACTTTACGCCATCCCGTGGGAATGATAAGCATTCTAGGGTCAATTCAGTGTCCCCTCTGTTCGAGTCGGGACTGGTGTGGCGGCCGGATACGTCGTGGGCGGAGGAAGTCGTGGAGGAATTGGCGGCTTTCCCCTTCGGTGAACATGACGATATGGTCGACTGCGCTACTCAGGCCTTGATGCGGTTCCGTCAAGGTGGCTTCATTGGGCATCCGGACGACTATCAGATGGAAACACTGAGGCGTCCATCAACTAGGGTCTACTACTAATGGCCATCTCCCCTCGTTCCAATATCGACAAAGGCCTCTTGGAAGCGCCGGAAATGCCCGAATTGGAGGGCGAAGAGATCGAAATGGAGGAGGACGAGGGTCCAGAGGCCCCGTATTCCATCGAGGAAGACGAGGAAGGTGGCGCAATCATCACTTATGGTGGTGAAAACGCCCGCGATATCGCGTCATTGGGCTTCGGCGACAACTTGGCGGAGGTCTTGGACGAAGGTTACCTGTCCGCGATCTCGAAAGAGCTGGGTCAGGCGGTCGAAGATGACGACGAAGGCCGTGAAGAGTGGAAGAAGGTCTACGAAGAAGGCCTGACTCTGCTTGGAATTAACTATGAGGACCGCACTGAGCCCTTTGAAGGGTCAACGGGCGTCACTCATCCCGTCCTGAACGAGGCTGTAACGCAGTTTCAGGCGCAAGCTTACAAGGAAATGCTGCCTCCGAACGGTCCAGTGCGTGCGCAGATCGTCGGTCAGGTCACTCCTGAGAAGGAACAGCAGGCGGATCGCGTCAAAAACTTCCTGAACTACTACATTACGAACGAAATGGAGGAGTACGACCCCGAATATGACCAGATGCTGTACTATCTGGGCTATGGCGGGTCGACTTTTAAGAAGGTCTACTACGATGGCGACGTGCAGCGCGCTGTTTCGCCTGTTATCTACCCGAACGACCTGATCGTTCCCTACCATGCGCGGGATATTCGCACCGCAGAGCGCGTCACGCACGTCCTGCGGATGACGCCCAACGAATTGCGCAAGCAACAGGTGTCAGGTTTCTACCGCGACATCCCATTGCAGGAGCCGACTGAGGCCGAGCGCGATCAGGTTGAGGAAAAGGTCGACAAAATCACGGGCGTGGAGCCGTCATCCAAGCCAGACGTCTACCGCCTGTACGAGATCCACACCAATCTCGATCTCGAAGGCTTCGAGGACGTCGATTCGAACGGCAGCCCCACCGGTATCAAGCTCCCCTACATCATCACGATGAATGCGGACACCGGCGACATCCTTGCTATCCGTCGCAACTACGATCCGCGTGATCGCAAGAAGCGTGCGCAGCAATACTTCGTGCACTACAAGTTCTTGCCGGGTCTCGGCTTCTACGGCTTCGGCCTCGTGCACTTGCTCGGCAACCTGTCGCGTAGCTCGACGTCTATCCTGCGTCAGTTGATTGATGCTGGTACGCTGTCGAACCTGCCTGCTGGTTTCAAGGCCAAGGGCCTGCGCATCCAAGACGAAGGCTCGCTGTTGCAGCCGGGCGAATGGCGCGATGTCGACGCACCGGGTGGATCACTGCGTGAAAGCTTGCTGCCGCTTCCCTACAAGGAACCAAGCGCAACGCTGATGCAGCTCCTCGGTTTTTGTATCTCTGCGGCTGAGAAGTTCGTGGGGACCAAGGACCTTGGTATGACCGACTCCAATCAGGAGATGCCGGTCGGAACCACGATAGCTTTGTTGGAACGCGGCAGCCGCGTGCTGAGTGCAGTGCACAAGCGCCTGCACTATGCGCAGAAGCAGGAACTGAAACTGCTGACCCGCATCATCAAGGACACGGTCGGCGCCTATCCGTATGACGTTGCCGGTGGCCGTGAGATTGCGGCGAAGGATTTCGATGATCGCATCGACATTCTGCCCGTCACCGATCCCAACATCTTCTCGATGACGCAACGCATCTCGCTTGCACAAGAGCAGCTCCGTCTTGCTCAGGCTGCCCCGCAGATGCACAACCAGTACGAAGCCTATCGTCGTATGTATTCTGCACTCGGCGTGCAGGACATCGACCTAATCCTGCCACCCCCTCCGCAGCCGCAGCCTGAAGGCCCGGCGATGGAGAACGCGCGTTCGATGGTTATTCCGAACGGTGCTCCACAATTGAAAGCTTTTCCTGAGCAGGATCATCAGGCCCATATCGCGTCTCACATTGCATTTATCAAAACGCCACTCATCCAGACATCGCCGCAGGTCTACGGCGTATTGCTGGGGCATGTGTTCGAACACATTGCGTTGATGGCGTTGCAGCAGGTAACACAGCAGGCGCAGCAACTGCAACAGCAAGCTCCGCCAATGGTGAACCCAATGACGGGCCAGATGATGCCGCCGCCTCCGCCTCCGCCGGAACTCATGCAGCGTGCAGCGGCCGCACTTGAAGCGCAGATGATTGCTGATGTGATGCAGCAACTGTCACCGCAACAGGCGGAAGATCCGTTGATCAAGTTGCAACAGCGGGACCTCGATATCCGCGAGCAGGCTGTGAAGCTGAAGGCAGAAGAAGCTGCGCTGCGCATCGACTTGGATGAGCGCAAGCTTCAGGCGAAGCAGGCGGAAGAACAGAACCGTCGCGCGTCGAATGAAGACGTGCAGCAGCTTCGCGCCAACGTCTCCCTCGCTCGTGCCCGTGAGGCTAAGAGGCCCGCACAATGACGCCACAAGAACTCTTTGCCACTCTTGAAGCAAAGTATCGGTTGCCGGAAGGCTATCTGAACCGCGTCTATATGCTTGAGAGTGGCGGTGGCAAGAACAATTACAATCAACAAAGTGGGGCCGCAGGTCCGTTCCAGTTCATGCCCGGTACTGCAAAGGGCATGGGCTTGGCAGATCCGTATGATCTTGCGCAGTCGGCAGAAGCCACAGCACGTCTCGCTGTTCAGAACCGCGATTACTTGATGAAGCGCGGTGTCGAGAACGTGGACGGTGGTACGTTGTATCTTGCTCATGCGCAGGGTCCAGCGGGCGCATATGCCTTGATGACGAACCCTGACAAGAAGGCGGTCGATGCGCTGTCTCCTTTGTACAAGGATCAAGGCGTTGCTGAAAAAGCGGTGACGCAGAATGCTGGCAAGATTGATCAGGACGCTGGGAGTTTTGCGCGGCAGTTCGTCAACAAGTACGAAGGCAAGGCAGCGCAGGCGCGTCCTTATTCCGCACTTGGTGAAACGGCAAAGTCAGAAGAGCCGTCAACGGATGAAGGCATCACTACTCTTGTCAAAGCCTCGGAAGAAGAAGCCGCGAAAGAGCGTGGTTCATCGCGTCGCGAGATGTATGCGCTGAATACGTTGATGGGTTTGACCAAGGAACTTGAGCAAAAGCCTGCTCCAATGCTTCCGATTCCACGTCTGTCCTTTCAGGATGGTGGCATCGTCAGCCTCGTCAGTGGTGAAGAGGAAATGGCGCAGGCTCCCGAAGAGCGCATGGCCGGTACGCGCTTTGGTGCGCTCCCCGCAGCGATGCTTCAGTCGAGGCCTGATCTTACACCGGTCATGTTCGGTGGCGAGAAAGCCGAAGGCATTGATCCGGAGCAACTTGCCAAAGCGCGCAAGATGATTGCGGAAGGTGCTGATCCTAAAGATGTCTATGCACAGACGCGCACCGATAAAACAACCGGGTGGTTTGTCGGCGCGGACGGCAGGCTGCGTTTCGAGTTCAGCGACAAAGACGCTGCTGTCGATAGCAAGGCGTTTGACAACCTTAAGAAGGGCGGCACAACAACACTTGGAAATGTCCTTAAGCACGACGACTTGTTCAAATACTATCCTGCGGCGAAGGACGTTAAGGTCCGTATCCTGACAAAAGAAGAAGAGTCTACGGGTCTTAAAGGCTCTTATGATCCGGTAGGTAACGTGCTTGCTCTTTCAACGGATCCTGTGCAGGCCCGTGCGACCGTTTTGCACGAAGCTCAACACTACATTCAGGATCAAGAGAAGTTTTCGCCCGGCGGCTCAGACCTTGGGGTTGTTGAACTTGCTCAAGCGAGGATGCTTTTTGAAGATCACCGCTTGTCAAGCGACTATTTTAAGATCCGGCGAGAAGAGATGGCCGAGGCGAAGGCACGGGCGGATAAGCTTGTAGAGCAGGGTAAGTTCACCGAAGCGGTAAAGATTTGGGACAACCTTTCGTTTCCTCGCGCCGAAAAGTTTCGCGAAGAGCAGATTGAGCCTTTGAAGAAGAAAGCTGCCCAATACAGAGAGTCGATGACAAAACTCGGTCCGTTTGAAAGCTACCGACGCCTGTCGGGAGAAACGGAAGCTAGGAACGTAGAGACTCGTGCCCCTATGTCTCTCGAAGAACGCGCGTCCTCTTTCCCTTTTAGCACTCAGCAATACCCCGTTGATCAACAATTTGTTGTTCCGCGAGGGTTTGCCGAGGGCGGCATTGTTGACCTTGTCACGGGTCCAGAACAACCACAGCAACAAGGCATCAACGTCCCGCAGACGACCGCAGAGGTCGTGAAGGAGATTCAAGGCATTGCCGAAAAAGGAAACCTTGATGAGTATAAGATCGCTTTCCTTTTACGCATGGCTGCCACCAACACCATCCCACCGGACCGTGCGCTTGCTTTTGCGAAGGAAGTACTCAGCGGCGACGTGCAGGCTCTTCTCGTTCGTTTCCGTCGTTATCCGCGCGCTCTTCGTATGCTTGCTCGCCTTGATCTCGCTCTTGGGGGTCTTGCTGGGCAGGGCTATGGGGTCGTAGCCAACCAGCATAGCCGCAGTCGTCCACAACCTACGAAGCGAATGGGCCATGACACGAAGACCGCGCAAGCTTTTGCAAAGGGTGGCGAAGTCGGTGGCCACAATGAGAAGGCACAGTTTGACCTGAGCAAGTTTGCTGTTGCTGCCTACGGCCCGGAGATTGGTAACAACATGATCCGGCGGTCCGAGGGCGACCCCAACAAGCTCTTCTATGCGCTGAACCAATACGCAAAGAATGTCGCTGGCCCGCAGTCACCGCGCTACAAGCGCAATCTTGCTGCACTGCAAGTGATTGCAAAGCGCCATCGGTTGAACCCGACACAGTCATTCAATCGAACGGAGGATGCTCTCTCCACAGAGCAGGAGCTTGATAAGCTGATCCGTGATGTGCCAAAGAAGGATCGTGTCTTCCGCGACGCATTGCTTCGCATGAAGGCAATGGTCGGTTGGAAGCCGAAACCAAAAACGGTGAGGTCATAGAATGGACGACACCCTCAAGTATAATGACGCTGTCGAAGCCCTTGTTGCAGCGATGAAGCGCGACGCTTCTTTGATTGAAGCAAGTAAGAAAATTGCAGAGCACGAGACGATCCGTTGCTTTGACGATTGCATCCCAGATGAACTGTTGACCGAATGCATCACGGAAGTTGAGCGCCGTGGTTGGCAGTACGGCTGGCGCAGCAACAAGATGCTTGGCTTTGGTCACTGGAACATTGTGCTGTCTGACAGCAAAGTGGAACGTGAAGAGGTCTACCACGAGGTGCCGCAATGCATCCGAGATTTGTGGGACTATATCCAGCCACGCTTTTTGCCTACGACCCCGACACTCGTGCGAGCCTATGCAAACGCGCATACGTATGGCGTCGAAGGGTATATTCACAAAGACAGCAAGTTCGCCGAGGACCAGACAGTCGTGATCTATTACGAGAAGGACTGGAAGCCGGAGTGGGCGGGCGAGACAATCTTCCTCAACGAGAAGGAAGACGATATTTTGAAGGCGATTCTTCCGAAGTATGGGCGTATGTCGGTCTTCCCCGGCAACATCAAACATGCTGGACGTGGGGTGAGCCGTATCTGTCCTGTCGCTCGCAAGGTTTTGGTTCTGAAGGGACGCCCGCGTGAGTAAACGGCATCTCTTGATCATCGCCTTGAAGCGTGTTGGCGCATTCAAGAAGCAACACAACAGGCGCATGGGTCTGACGTTAGGCGAACACCTAACTAATACTTACGATGACCTGAAGCGCATGGGGGTAGACGAAGATGTGGCGCTGGCTGGTGGACTTCATTCAATCTATGGGACGAACGCCTTCCGAAACCAAACCCTCGACGCCGAAAAGCGCCCCGTCATCAAAGGGCTCTTCGGCGAAAGGACGGAAAGGCTCGCGTGGACCTTCTCGCAAATCAACCGTCCGCAGTGCTTCGAAGGCCAAGCCCTTAAAAACTGGAAAACGGGCGAAGCCGTCGAAGTCTCGGAAGAAGACCTTAAAGACTTGATGTTGATTGAGGTGGCCAATCTGAGCGATAATGGCTCGGATCTTAGTAAGTTCCCGAACCTCAAGCGGTTCTATGAGGACCACAAGGCCGCAGCATGACCGACGACGAACTCCGCGCTCTTGCCATCAAGATGATGAAGCACCTTGCCACTGGCGAGGCGGCGAAGATTGTCGAGACGGCTCCTGTCGAGCGCGGGGAACCGAAGGCCGAACCGGTCATTACCGCTGAAGAACGCTCTCTCCTGAACATGCTTGGCGGCCTCTACGCTTGCCAGATGGAAGCAAAGGTCGTGTCCCTAGCCTCGCAAGGATGCGGGTGTGGCTGCGGGTGTGGCTGCGGTTGTGGGGATGGTGACGGCGGGGATGGAGGCGACGGTGCCGGAGATGGCGACGGTGCCGGTGGTGGCGAAGGCGGTGGCGAAGGCGGTGGCGAAGCTGGCGGTGAGGCTGGTGGAGAAGCTGGCGGTGAGGCTGGTGGCGAAGCTGGCGGTGAGGCTGGTGGCGAAGCTGGCGGTGAGGCTGGTGGAGAAGCCGGTGGCGAGGCTTCTGGCGAAGCTGCGGACGCTGGCGACCCAAGTGCCGCTGATAGTTATTCGTCTTCAGACCAAGATGCTGCGGCCCCTGACGCCCAAGAAGCCAGCCAGCAATCCGATCTGTCCGACCTGAGCCCGGAAGCCGCGGCATGGGCCGCGAACAATACGGCGGATCCAAACGCACAGGATCAAGAGACCGTTTCTGACTATGTCGGCATTGATGCAGCTATCTCTACGGCCCCCGCTGGGTTTGGCCTTTCTGCGGCAGGATCCCCCTCTGGCATGGCGGGCGCGGGTTCTGAAGGCATGGGCGAAGGTCCGGGCGCAGGCCCCGGCGATGGCGAAGGCATGGGAGGCAGTGGCGGCAACGAGGGGTCGGGTCTGGCCTCAAGCATAGCTTCGTTCTTTGGTAACATTTCGGCCCCGGACTTCAGCAAGTTCACCGTCAACCCCGTCGTCCAGCAACCCCAGATTGCTCCGATGGAAACGCGCGGTTCGACCCAGACGGGTAATGCTCCGGCCAGCAATGTTGCTACCGGTCCGTTTGGTGTGACCTACGGCCAGACTACCTCGCAACCGTTTCAGGGTAGCCCGATCTCCGTTGCCCCACCGCAAACAGCACAGGCTCCCATGACGATGCCGGAGCTTTCTCCTGTGTCGCCCTATGTGAGCACGCCGCAGATTGCGACCCCTGCTCCGGCCCCAGCCGCACCGTCGTTTGCACAGGCGACAACTTCTGTCACCGCCCCCACCGTCGTGACAGACAACCTTGCGGCGCAGATTGCGGCGATTAACAATCAACTCTCTTATGGCCCCGGTGTTCAGATCGGAACCAGCCCCGGACAATTTGGAGTTCCGACATCTCTTGGTCCGGAGATCGAAGTCGCGTCCCTTCCCGTCGCGCCGCCGCAGTCTCCTCAATATGGCGTCCCAGAAGATCTCGGCCAGCTCATCGATGTTCCCACTCTAAACGTCGCAGACACCTTCACCGATGTCGGGCAGGCAATGGCTCAAGCCGGAACCCCGTCGTCTACGAGTGCAACCGCCGGGTCGGCGACCGGCACAACGGGCGATACGTCTGCGGACATGACCGACACGGGCGGGGACGGCACGCTTCCCCCTCCTCCCGTGCAAGTTGCCGGTACGGACGCAGCAGCGCAGGCTGCGGCTTCGGCCACGCAGAACCTTGCTCTCAACACCTCTGCCTTGTCTAATTTGGCCAATTTCGTATCAACTCAGAACGTCGCTGTTACGCCGGGCGTCACCCCATATGTGGGTCTCCCTGCTGCAGCCGCGACTGGCGCGCCCGCATCCACCCCGGTTCCAGACTTCGGGGCTGTCAGCTATCCAACAGGGTCAACGTCGTCCGGATCGTCTGGTTCCGGAACAGCCTAAGGAGAAAACAAATGTCCAAGTTTATTCGTGGCGGCGCTCCCCGCATGAAGGTACCTACTCCCACCGTTCAGACAAGCCTCGATATTCAGGGCCAAGGCATGGTCCCCTATGCCAAGACCCAAGACGTCCGCATCGAGGCAGCCCCCAAGGGCGAGCAGACTGCGCGCGGCTTTGGCCTCCAGCTCCGTGCGACCAAGTTCGTTCTTCGGTAACTAGAGCCCTCCCGCAAGGGAGGGTTTTCTTTATAGGACAACTCCGTGTCTGATCTTTACTTTGTTGACAAACTACTTAAGGTTGTCCGCGAGCGGCGGGCCGTGGTCGTTGAAGCGATGACAGAAGGCTCGGTTAACGACTTCGCCGCTTACCGTCATCTCCGGGGCAGACTTGAAGTCTGGTCCGAAGTTGAACAGGAAATCCGCCTTCTGCTAAAACGGGAACATCGCGAAGATGACGAACCTGATATTGCCTGAGCATCTGGCCAAGAAGCTGGAAGCGCAAAAGGAAGAAGCCCCCGCCAACGACCTGTCGCAGGCTTATGTGAAGGCCGAGGACCGCGTTCTCGACCCAGAGAAACTCCCTCAATCAGTCCTTGAACGTCTGCCCCAGCCTACCGGCTGGCGTATTCTTGTTCTGCCCTACAAGGGCAAGGCCAAGACCAAGGGCGACGTTTACCTGCCGGATGAGTATGTCGAGCGCATGAGCTTGGCCACTGTGGTGGCTTACGTTCTGGCGGTCGGCCCTGACTGTTATGCGGACAAGAACAAGTTCCAGAACGGACCGTGGTGCAAGAAGGGTGATTGGATCATCCTCGGTCGCTACGCCGGAGCCCGCTTCCGTATCGAAGGTGGGGAAGTCCGCATCATCAACGATGACGAGGTCATCGCAACCATCGCTGATCCTGACGATATCATGAACGTCTGAGGCAGCGCACTTAGGAGCAAGTCATGGCAGCAGAACAGGAAAAAGAAGAGGCCCTTGAGGTGATCGTCGATGACGCCGCCCCGGAGGCAGAGGTCAAGGAAGAACCGAAAGTCGAGGCAAAAGCGGAAGAAAAGCCCGCTGAAGCCAAGTCCGATCCTGAGAAGGACGACCTTGACCAGCAGTCTGAGTCGGTCCGCAAGCGCATCGACAAACTGACCTACCGTCTGCGGGAAGCCGAGCGTCGCGAGCAGGCCGCCCTCGATTTTGCAAAGAGCCTCAAGCAAGAGGTCGATACCTACAAGACGAAGGCCGACACTCTGGACAAGAACCTTGTTCAGGAGTTCGACAACCGCCTGAAGGTGCAGGAGACTCTGGCCAAGGACAAACTCAAGTCCGCCATCGACATGAACGACGTTGAGGCTCAGATCGAAGCCCAGCGGATGATTGCCAGCTTGGCGATTGAGAACGAGCGTCTGCGCGTCCAGAAGCTTCGTCAGGAGCAGGAAGCCGCAGCGCCTCCTCGCCCAGAACCCGCCTACACCCCGCCCCAGCCAGAAACCCGTCCGGATCCAAAGGCTCAGGCATGGGCAGACCGCAATCAGTGGTTTGGTGCTGATGAGGTGATGACGCTGGCAGCGTTTAACTTCCACAAGAAGCTTGTTGAGGTCGAAGGCTTCGATCCCACCAGCGACGATTACTACGGTGAGTTGGACCGTCGGATTCGCTCTGAGTTTCCGCACAAGTTCCAGCAAGCCAAGCCACAGGCTCAATCTCCTGTTGCATCTGCCCGTCCCGCTGCGCGCTCAGACGGCAAGAAGCAGGTACGCCTGACCCCCTCACAAGTTGCTATTGCCAACCGCCTTGGAGTTAGCCTAGAATCCTACGCTAGGCAGATCCAGAAACTTCAGGGTTAAGGAGCCGATCATGGACCGCACACCCCGTTCTGAAACTGCTAAAACCAAGACTGCCCGCGTACAGGCTTGGAAACCACCGTCCACTTTGGACGCCCCTCCCCCGCCTGCGGGGTACGCGCATCGTTGGATCCGTATGGAGACCAACGGTTTCGATGACCGGAAGAATCTTTCCGCAAGACTTCGCGAAGGCTTTGAGCTGGTTCGCGCTGAGGAATACCCGGACTGGGATCTCCCCTCCATTCAAGACGGCAAACATGCCGGAGTGATTGCAGTCGGTGGCCTAGTGTTGGCGCGTGTTCCGACCGAGATTGTTCAGCAGCGCAAGGCGTACTACCGTGGGCAGACAAGAGATCAGCTCACAGCCGTAGACAACGACCTGTTGCGGGAACAACACCCTTCCATGCCGATCATTAAACCTGACCGGCAAAGCAGAGTCACCTTCGGTGGTCCACGAGACGCCGAATAACTGAAACAAGGATCTGAGCAATGGCAAACATTGATGCCGCGTTCGGGCTTCGCCCGTACAACATGCTCGGCGCTGGTGCCAACACCAACGGCAACTCGACGTATTTGATCCAGACTGTTGATCAGGCGGGTACATCTTCGGTGATCTATCAAGGTTCACCGGTTATCCCCACCAACACAGGTCTGGTTAACATCGTCGGCTCTGCTGCTGGTGGTACGGTTCCGCTGCTGGGCGTTTTCCTCGGTTGCAACTACACGGACCTGACCGGCAAGCCGATCTGGTCTCCGAAGTGGCCGGGAACTGCTGCCGTCATGGCAAATACCGTCGCCACTTGCGAAATCGCTTCGCATCCTGATCAGCTCTTCCTGATCAACTGCGATGCTGCGATCACGCAAGACGCCGTCCACGAAAACGCAAACTTCGCAACCGCTACCAGCGGCAATGCTACGTCGGGTCTCTCGACGGCAGAGCTGGCTGTTTCGACGGTTGACGAGGGTTCGGGTTCTGACGTCCTCAACCTCCGTATCGTTGGTTTCTCGGATCAGCCGAGCAGCGATGATCCGTTGGTTGCCGGTCGTCTGGCCATCGTGATGCTCAACAACCACTTCTACCGTTATTCGACTAACGGTACGAATCAGGGCATCTGAGGAGACTGACACATGGCAATTACTCGTTCACAGCTCCTCAAGGAACTTGAGCCCGGTCTCAATGCCCTCTTCGGCATGGAGTATGACCGTTACGACAACGAGCACGCTGAAATCTTCGACACCGAATCCTCGGATCGTGCGTTCGAAGAAGAAGTCATGCTCTATGGCTTCGGTCAGGCACCGGTCAAGGGCGAAGGCTCTGCCATCGCTTACGACAACGCTGGTGAAGCCTTCACGGCTCGCTACACCCATGAGACCATCGCTCTGGCTTTCGCGATCACCGAAGAAGCCGTGGAGGACAACCTCTACGACCGTCTCTCGGCTCGCTACACCCGTGCGCTGGCTCGCTCGATGGCCAACACCAAGCAGGTGAAGGCGGCGGCTGTTCTGAACAATGCGTTCGACAGCGCCTACAAGGGCGGCGACGGCGTGGAACTCTGCGCCACCAACCACCCCACCACGGGCGGCGGCAACTTCGCCAACGAACTCGCGACTCCTGCGGACCTCAACGAAACCTCGTTGGAACAGGCCCTCATCGACATCGCAGCGTTCATTGACGAACGTGGCCTCAAGATCGCTACTCGCGGCCTGAAGATGATTGTGCCTTCGGCACTTCAGTTCACCGCAGAGCGTATCCTTGTGTCTGATCTCCGCGTTGGCACTGCCGACAACGACATCAACGCCATCAAGTCCATGGGCCTCCTGCCTCAGGGCTATCGTGTCAACCACTTCCTCACCGATCCGGACGCTTGGTTCATCAAGACCGACGCCCCGAACGGCCTGAAGCACTTCAATCGCTCTGCGATGAAGACTTCGCTGGAAGGCGACTTTGAAACGGGCAACGTCCGTTACAAGGCTCGCGAGCGTTACAGCTTCGGTTGGTCTGATCCGCGCGGCATCTTCGGCTGCCCCGGCGCTGCCTAATCCAAAGAAGGGAGGGTTTACGCCCTCCCTTTTCTCTTCTACACTACATCATTCCGGGTGAACCGGTTCTACTGACAGCCCCGGCTGACGCTGCACAGACAGTAGGACCTAATCGTGCAGGAGAAATCCTATGGCTTCCACGACTTTTTCCGGCCCCGTTAAGGCTGGCACTATCTCCAACACCACTGGCACCACGATTGGCACGAACGTCGCCAACGTCGGCTTTGTCACGATGGTTCAGTCGAAGGCGATTGACATCATCGGCGCGGACGCAACAACCACTGTTGGCGTGATCCCGGCCGGTTCGCAGATCATCGACGTCATTCTCGACGTGACGGTTGCCAACGACGATACCGGAACGGCCACTGTCGCTATCGGCAAGACCGGCAGCACCGCCCTGTTCCTCGCTGCCACCAGCGTCAAGTCCACGGGTCGCACTCGCATCAGCGTTGCCGCTCCGCTTGAGGCTGCTTGGGACATTGGCACGTCGGACATCGACATCATTGCGACGTTTGATGCCCAGAATGGCAACGGCACCGCAGGCACGGCCTTCGTCACGGTCCTGTATGCTCAGGGCAAAGACAACCTCTAATAGGAGGCCGCCTCCATGGCCGACGCAGTCGCCACACAGATCCTTGTTGACGACACGCGACGTGCTGTCTTCAAGTTCACGAACATCTCTGACGGCACTGGGGAAACCGGTGTCGTCAAGATCGACGTGTCTGCCCTCTCCTCGTATCAGGGCAACGCTTGTACCAGTGTTGCTATTCAAGCCCTTGACGCCGTTACCGTCGGCTTGGGTTTGACTTTGCTCTGGGACGCCACGACTGACGTTGTCTGTTTGACCCTCGGCGAGAACGACTTCGTGTCCTTTAACTTTGCTCGCTTTGGTGGTCTCACCAACAATGCTGGCACGGGAAAAACGGGCGATCTCCTCTTTACCACTGTCGGTGCTGGCTCTGGCGACAAGTATACTGTCGTCATAGAAGTGCTGAAGTACTATGGCTGAGGCCTACCATGACGGCTCCTTCATCAGTAACGAGGACCGGTAAAAATGAACCGTGGGAGCTTCAAGTCTCCCGCGGTCAAATTACTTGGCATGAGTCGGTTACCATCTTTGGGTACAATTCCGACGTTGATCAGGTGATGGAGACTGTCTGGCCGCATGGGGGGCTTCTTGCTTTCCCGTCTGCTGCGCTACAGATGAGCGTAAGTTCCAGCAGCGCCAACGACACCGCAAACGGAACCGGCGCACGGACCGTCTTCCTTTCCGGTCTGGACGCTGGCCATAACACCATCTCCGAGACAATATCGTTGACTGGCCAGACCGCTGTTACGACGGTCAAGTCCTACATTCACGTCAACCAATGCTACGTGGCGACTGCGGGTTCTCTCGATTCCGCAGCAGGCACGATTTATTTTGGAACTGGCACTGTCACTGCGGGCGTTCCCGCTACGGTCTACGACGTGATCCAGTACGACTACAATACCCGCATCACCGGAAGCTACACCATCCCGGCGGGCTACACGGGATATGTATCTCAGGGTCTTTTCTCAACGGGTCAGGCGTCTGGAAGCGGTCCCGTAACTGGTCGCTTGGTGACACGCGGAACTGACGAGATTCGCCGTACCGCTGCTATCGTCACTCTCAACAACGGCGCTGCGGATTACGTCTTTGAGTACCCTATCGTTGTTCCTGAGAAGACCACGCTTGAGGCCCAAGCTATCGGGACAGGAAATAACAACGCCTGCTCCTCCATGTTCATCCTTGTGCTCATCAAAAACAATGCGAGTACGGCCTGATGAAAGCCTCTAGCATCAAGCGCACTGGCGGCACATTGAACTACCGGGGAGTTTCTTTCCCCGGATTCAACAAACCCCGTGCGTCCACCAACCCCAAGAAAAAGAAAATGGTCCTCGCCAAAAAGGGCGATGAGGTGAAGGTTGTCCATTTCGGTGACGCCTCCATGGGCCACAACTATTCTGCGGAAGCCCGCAAGAACTACCTTGCTCGCAGTGCGGGTATCAAAGGCAAGGACGACAAGTTTTCCGCCAACTACTGGGCTCGAAAGGTTCTCTGGGCTGGACCCGGTGGTTCCAAGAAATCTCCACCCGGAGGGAGCCGCTTCAAATGAGCGTTGGTCTGGACATCATTTGGAACGTCATTCTGACGCTTCTCGTTGCGCCGATTGCGTGGGCTTTGTCCTATATCAACAAACGCGTAGACGGCGTGGACTCGACAACCAACAACATCTGGAAGACTATCGCAGAGACCCGTGAAAACATGGCCTCGTCCTACGTGACAAAGACGGATCTGCATAACGACCTCAACCGAATCTTGCAGCGGTTCGACCGACTGGAAGAAAAACTGGATCGCATGACAGGAGTCAAACATGATCGGTCGTAAGGACATGAAGCAGGAAACGATGGCCAAGCGCACTCGTGATCGTGCAACGAGCAAGAAAATGATGTCGCCGCGCAAGAAGATGGACATGGGCATGTCTCCCGGTCCTGATATGGGCGCAGCCTCTGCTCCTCCGATGATGCCCATGGGCATGAAGAAGGGCGGCATGGCCAAGAAGTCTTTCTCCGGTGTCCCCGCTGAGGCTGCCAAGAAGATGGCTGGCATGAAAAAAAGTGGCAAGGCAAAAACCTATGAGGGTGTCCCCGCTGAAGCCGCCAAGTTTGCTGGCATGAAGAAGGGTGGCATGGCCAAGAAGGCCAAGGGCGGGATGATGCTGGTCATTGGTATCGGCAAGAAGAAGGGCAAATAAGATGGCCAAGCCCAGCGAGAAATACTCCATCGTTCCTCAGGGTCTTCGTGACAAATTCCGCGAGTACAAGCAGCGTGAGCGCATGGAAGACAAGATGGAAGGCGAAGGCATGGAGGAAGGTTCCTCCGAACAGGATCGTGAGGCCCTGAAGAAGCTGATCGAAGACAGCACTAAAGGCTACGCCAAGGGCGGCATGGTCAAGAAGAGCAAGGGCCATCGTGGCGATGGCTGCTGCATCAAGGGCCACACCAAAGGAAGGATGTACTGACATGAAGTGCGGATCTAAGAAATACGCCAAGGGCGGTATGGCCAAGTGCGGTGGTTCCGTGACGAAGGCCAAGGGCGGCATGGTCTCCAAGGTCAAGCCCCGTGGTGACGGCTGCTGCGAAGGCAAAGGCAACAAGTCCTGCAAGGTGTGCTGATGGCCAAGAAGCCGGTGTGGTCTAAACCCCGCCCCAAGGGTCTTGGCAAGTCCAAGGCCCTAACCCCTTCTCAAAAAGCTGCGGCGAAAGCGGCAGCGAAGAAGGCAGGACGAGTCTATCCTAATCTCGTTGATAATATGCGAGCCGCGGGGTCAAAATGAAAAAGCCAACCAAAGCCCAAAAGAAGGTCCGTAAGGTAATGAAGGAGTTCAAGTCAGGAACTCTCCATTCCGGCAAGAAGGGACCTGTGGTAAAGAACAGGAAGCAGGCTATTGCCATCGCTTTGTCCGAAGCGGGGGTCGCCAAGAAGCGAGGTAAATAATGGCTCTCTCCGGCACGAAGACATTTGAACTCGATGTTGCAGACTATATCGAAGAGGCCTTCGAGCGTTGCGGCATTGAGATTCGCACAGGTTACGATCAGCGCACGGCGCGTCGCAGCCTCAACCTTCTTCTTGCCGAGTGGGCCAACCGCGGCCTGAACCAGTGGACCATTGAGAAAGAGACCATTACGGTCAGCCCGACGGGCGGGGTGGGTAACGGCGGCGTCAGCTACACGCTGTCTAACTCCACCATCGACATCATCTCAGCCATCGTCCGCAACCAAGACGGCGTCGGCACCTCTTCGCAGGCAGACCTCACCATCGACCGAGTCAGCCGCGAATACTATCTGAACATCCCGAACAAGCTGACACAGGGACGCCCCGTTCAGTATTTTGTGGACCGCCAGATCACTCCCGTCTTGTATGTTTGGCCAAAACCCAACGAGATCTACTACGTCATCGTGGACAAGCTCGTTCGCATGGACGATGCTGGCGCTGGTGTGAATACCCTTCAGGTCCCCTTCCGCTTCTACCCCTGCCTCGCTGCGGGCTTGGCCTACTACATCGCCATGAAGAAGGCCCCGGAGCGTGTTCAGCTTTTGAAGGCCGTCTATGAGGAAGAGTTCGAACGAGCTGCCGGTGAAGACCGCGACCGCGCTTCTTTGACGCTGGCACCAGTCCAGAACTTCTATCGGGTGGTCTAATATGGCGCGTCATGCCACAGGCTTTCAGTCAGAAGCCATCTGCGACCGCTGTGGGCAGATGTATTACTACACGCAACTGAAGCGTGAGTGGCAGGGCTTGAGGACGTGTCCGGAGTGCTGGGAAGCCAAGCACCCGCAGCTTGATCCGATCTACCCTCCGACAGAACCACAGGCCTTGGCGAACCCACGGCCTGACCGCATTGAACCTATGGATGTCCCGGTTGGTCAGCAGATCTTCCCCTTCATCCAGAATATCTCTACCCAAGGGGTCACAAGCGTTGGTATTGTGACCATTGTAATTGGGGGACCGTGATGGCTTGGACATACGCAACACTGGTGCAGGCGATCAAAGACTGGACCGAGTACGACGAGACGACGTTCAATCAGAACATCAACACCTTCATTCGCAACTGCGAAGAGCGCATCCTTTACGCTGCGCAGATGGAGGTGTTCCGTAAGAACGTCAGCGGGTCTTGCTCGGCCAGCAATCAATATCTTGCCGCCCCCAGCGACTTCCTGTCCCCGTACAGTCTGTCGGTTACCGTCAGCGGCTCGAAGGTCTTTCTGCTGAACAAGGATGTGGAATACGTTCAGGAGTACAATCCTTCCGGCGCGACGGGTGTTCCAAAGTATTACGCCCTGTTTGACGTGGACAACTTCTTGTTGGCCCCCATCCCAGCTTCAAGTTATGCGGCGGAGCTACACTACTACTATCGCCCGGCGTCAATTGTTGACGCGGGCACATCATGGCTTGGCACTTATGCCGAAGAAGCCATGCTCTATGGCAGCTTGTCTGAGGCCAACACCTACATGAAGGGTGAGGCTGACTTGCAGCAGAAGTACGAAAACCGTTTCCTCGAATCCGTCAGCCGTCTGAAGAACCTCGGTGAAGGCCGTGAGAACATCGACGCCTACCGTGACGGGCTCACAAGAGTGAAGGCGAACTGATGTCTTGGGTCGATCCGGGTCAGGCAACTGTCATGAAGGTGGATGTGGCGGCCACCTCAAACGGCGGCCACCCTCCTGAGTTCTGGGCTAAACGCTGTGTAGAGCGTTTGATTCAGGTCTCTGACACAGCCCCTCCCGCGATCCGGGAACAGGCTCTGGCCTTTCGGGACCAGATGGAGCACGTCGTATTGTTTCACATGAAACGTGCTATACAAAGCGACAGGACAACCGTTGGTCACGCCGTGACCGAGGCAGGACAACCTAAACTGGCCGAACTCCTAAGGAGGCTGTGATGGCATTTACCGGTAACTTTATGTGCACCTCCTTTAAGCAGCAACTGCTTGAGGGCGCTCACGATTTCCGTGCGTCTGGTGGCGACATCTTCTATATCGCTCTGTACACCAACAGCGCGTCCTTCACGGCCGCAACGACGGCCTATACGGCGACGGACGAGATCACCAACACCTCTGGCTCCGCCTACACGGCAGGTGGTGCGGCACTGTCCAACGTCAACCCGACGACCGGTGGCACGACGGCGTATACGGATTTTGCTGACGAGACGTGGTCGTCCGCGTCTTTCACGGCCCGTGGTGCGATGATCTATAACAGCACCCCGGCCCACACCTATACTAATCCGTCCGTTGTCATTCTTGACTTCGGTTCGGACAAGACGGCTTCGGCTGGCGACTTCACCGTCGTCTTCCCGACCGCCAACGCTACTGACGCCATTATCCGTATTGCGTGATGAGCCGTGACAGATGCTGTCGTAGCCTTTGAAGGTTGGTCGCGTTCTGCTGGATGGGGTGAACTCCCCTTCGGTCAGGGCGCGGTCACCATTGGGCTTGCGACAGGATCGGTAGGTTCCGTTGTCGTTTCTCTGAATGTTCAGGCAGACGTCACAGGAATTGCCGCAACGGGGGCTGTCGGTACGGTCACCGTTGAAGCAGACGCCAACTGCCTCGTTAGTGGACTCCTAGCCACGGGGGCAGTTGGCACTGCTTCGGTCTCAGCCTCTATTCTTGTGCCTGTCACAGGCGTGTCTGCTACGGGCGAAGTTGGAACGGCGGCAGCCTTTGGCGGCGCTGCGGCACTCGTTACGGGTCTATCTGCCACGGGCGAAGTTGGATCTCTTTCCGTCGTCGGCACCGCCAATGTCTCAGTCACCGGGCAGGCTGCCACAGGACAAGTTGGAACGGTCACAACGCTGACCGTGAACTATGTCGATGTGACGGGCGTTTCGGGCACAGGACAAGTTGGAACTGCAACAGCAAGTGCGGGAGCGAACGTCCTTGTTGCAGGCGTTTCCGCAACAGGATATGTTGGACAGGTCCTTGTATGGGGTCAAATCACCCCCAACCAGT